GCTGCGTGGCCGCTGCCAGCACCCATCAGTACCCGGTTCTGCGCAATCTCCTGCCATGTACCGCCGAACAGTGCGGCAGGGCTTGTACGTGCGGTGCTCTGGTAGATGCTGCCCACGGGAAAAGGATCCACGCTTTTCAAGCTTTTCAACAGCGCATCCACCTCGGCACGGGTATAAAAGCTGCCACCCCTCATGGATTCGATCACGGCCTTCCACTGCTGCACCAGCGTGCCGGTGGGGATGCCATGCACACCATCCCGCATCACGCCGCAGACGGTCTCATCTGCGCGCGTGTCGTAGATGTCGGCGGCGGTAACGGCGGTGGAGCCTGCAGGGCGCTTGATCTCGGCAAGGCAGAGGTCGTAGATCAGCTCGGTGCGGGTGATGGCCGGGGCAGCAGGCCCGGCAGAATTCGGGACACCTTCCAGCACCTGCAGGCTGGTCTTTTTGGCGGCGGCATCGTAGCGCAGCACGATGCGGTCAATGCGGCTGCGTACAGGGTCCGCTTCGGTGAGCACCACGGTGGTGGGCTGCTCCATGATGATGCTGCGGCCCTTGAACCGTGCCGGGCGCACCCATGCCTGACCGGCGCTCACCTGTACGCTCAGGCCGCCCTGTGCCGTGACGGCAAAATCCTCCTCGGCGCTGTATACGCCGCTCAGGCGGGTGGCGAGGTAACCCGAAGCGTCGTCGGCATCGTAGGTGATGCCGTTTTCGGGGTAAGTAATGATATCAGCCATAAAGTCCTCCTTTCAGGTCTTGTGCCATGTGGGTGTGCCCAGCCGGATGGTGCGGGTTGTGCCGCTGTCCTCGCTCTGGGTGATGATGTCGGCTACCCGCACCATGGCAGTGTAGCCCAGCTGGGGCAGGCTGGCGCTCAACACGTCGCCCACCTGCAGGGTGTCGTCGTCCACGTCAAACTCGATGGACCCGGTGCGCAGCTGGGCCAGCAGCTTTTCGCCGCCCCGGTCAGCCAGCTTTGCCAGATAGCTCTGGCTGGTGCTGGTCTCGCCGTCCTCCGGCTGCACGTCACGGGCATCGACGTACATTTCCCGCCGGTCGGAGCCGGTAGCGTTCACATCGCCCACCCAGACGGTGGCGCGCTCGTCACCTTCGCCAGCGCCCTGCACAAGGGCGATGTTGGCGTAGTCGGTGTCGGCAAAGCTCCACCCGGCATTCAGCAGGTTGCCCCACCGGGGGCTGTAGCGGCGGTTTGGGTCGAAGGTAGGCCGGAAGCACTCGAAGAGCAGCTTTTTCTTACTGCCCTTGCCGTCCAGCACGATGCGGAACCCCAGATCACAGGCCTGCCCGATGGTCTTGCAGTAGTCGAAAATACTGCCGCCGGAGGTCTGCTTTTCAAAGGTGGTGTCAAAGCCGTACTCGGTGCCCAGCTCCAAACGGGGCCACGGCTTTGCGGCGCTCACAAGGCTGCGCATGGCGGCTTCGGCGTTCTGGTTCTTGATGCTCACCGCAGACACCCGCTTGGTCAGCAGCCATGTTGCCGGGTAGCCGGACACCACAAGGTTTGCGTCCTCGTTCTGGTTGGCGCGGGAGCAGATGCGCATGGGGATGCGGGGGTTCTCGTCGCTGCGCACCAGCCAGCGGCCCTCCTGCAAAAGCTGCAGGTTCTCGGCGGTGGGACGCACCTCCAGCGTGAAGCTGCCCTCGGAGTAATAGGGGCTGTCCCAGTAAAAAGACACCCACACGTCCACCCAGCCCACGCGGGCAAGGGTGTCTGCGTCTAAAACGTCCAGTCTCATAGCGGTTCGGGCAGGATGCCCGCCTCCATCGGGTAAAAGCTCACGGATGCCTGCAGGTAGCCGGAGCCGTTCTCGGCCTGCATGGAGAGCATGTTATCGCCGGGCTGCAGCTCGGTGAGGGTGCTGTCCTCGTCCAGCTTTGCAAAGATGTTCTCGGTCACGCCTGCCCGGGTCAGGGTGCAGGCCAGCCGGTCAGAGGTGCTGCGGTAGATCTCCAGCGTCTCGTCCGGCTGCAGGGTCAGGTCAAAGCCGATGAAGGCCCCGGTCTGCAGGTCCACCACCTTGGGATGCGTCACCGGCATGTCGCACCGCAGGGTGGCCGTGAAGGGCACCGGCAGGCTGCCCTCGTTGCGCAGCACTGCCGCCGTGCCGTCCCGTTTGATGCCGTAGATGTGGCTGTCGTAGCAGACAGGAAAGCGGAACGCCTTTTCGTACCCGCCCAGCACGCTGCTGACGGCGTTGAGGTCGTACCAGAAGGGCTTTTCGCTGTAGAGCATGAGCTCACAGCGCGGGTCCGGCGTGTAGCTGGAAAAATAGGGCAATTTTTGCAGCACGAAGCGGGTGAAATAGTGGTCGCCAAAATAGAGGGTGCCTTTGGTGAAGTAGGGCAGCTTTTTGGTAAAAGCTCTTGCACGGGTCAACGCATCCCTGCCCCAGAACACGACCGACAGGGTGCGGGACACGCCGGAGACGCTCTGACCCTCCACGGTGTCGCCAATCTGATTGACACCCTGCGCGGTCTGCAGGTCCACATCCACCCCGTTCAGCGGGTCGAGAACGTAAGGGGCATCGTAGTCCCAGCCCAGATGCAGGACGGCACCGGCATCAGTCACGATTTTGAGATGGTCCTTAAATAGCACAGTGTCCTCCTTTCATCGTTTGCGGGCCTTGGCCTTGTCGGCTTCCCAGCGGGTCTCGCGGGCAAGGTCGGCGGCGGTCTGAGCCTTGCTCTGGATGTACTGATTGATGGTGGTATCGCCCTCGCGGTGGTAGCTGCGGGCGGCGGACACCACCTGTGCTGTGCCGGATGCAGCCACGGTGCTGCCCAGACGCATGTTGTCGGAAAGCACCAGCGCCCCCGCCTGCCGGATCATATCGGCAAGGGCAGAGTTGGTCTTTTCCAGCGCCTTGGTGTTGGCGTTGATGGCATCTTCCAGACTGCCGGTGCCGGTGGTGATGTCCACGCTGCCCATGCCGCCGGAGCCGGACGAACCGCCGCCAGAGGAACCGCCGCCGTGGCTTACGTTCTTTTTGGAGCCGCCCATGCTGCCCACGATGGCCGCAATGGCAACGCCCAGCGCGACCGCTGCCGCTGCCACGATCAGGCCCATCGGGATGCCGAAAACAGTCGCGCTCAGCGCGGCAGAAATGGCGGTCAGCATTCCCTCAAACGCTGCGCCGATAGTGCCTACCATGGTGGCCACGCCCGCAAAAATGGTGGGGAAGCTGGACAGCAGACCGCCGCTCAGGCCCTGACTGATGGCAAGGGCCGCATTGCTCAGCGGTGTTTTTAGCCCGCCGAAGATCTCTATCAGGGTGGAGCCGAGGCCCTGCGCCTGCTGCCAGACCTCAGAGAAGCCGCCGGTCAGGCCGTTCACGATCTGCCCGCCAAGGTCGATAGCTCCCTGCACCAGCTGGTCGCGGGCACCGCCCAGCGCTTCGTTGAGCTTAGTCACGATGCCAAGGGCAAAATCATTGACCTGCTTCTTCTGGTCGGCAGTCAGACCGCCGTAGATGGTGCTTGCCACCCACTTGCCGATGCCCAGCCAGTCCTGATTCTTGACGGCGGTGTACAGGTCATCGAAGGTGCCCAGCACGCCGGTATCTGCTTCGGTCTGCAGCTCCTTCCACAGGCCGTCAAAGGTGTCAGCGCTGGACTTTTTGATCTGCTCGGCCACCTGCACGGTGCCGTCTGCGGCGATGGTCTTGACCCGCTCGATGGTCACGAGGGCACCGTCCACGATGTCGTCGTAGACCTCGGTGATGACCTGCTTCTGGGTCTCGGTGCCGTCGGTCAGGGTCTCGGTGACGGTCTGGGTGGTGGTCTTGACCCCGTCTGCCAGCGTCTCGAAGGTGGAGGTGACCGTCTTGGCCGTTTCGCGGACGGTCTCCATGGTCTGCTTGACGGTCTTGGTGCCGTCCGCAGCCACCTCTGTGATGGTTTTGATGTCCTTCAGCACACCATCCACCATCTGCCGGGAAGTCTCGGTGATGACCTGCTTTTGCTGTGTCTTGCCGTTGGAGAGCGTTTCGGTGATGTTTTCGGTGGTGCGGGTGATCTTGCCGTCGATTTCGGTCGTGGTGTCCGAGATGGACTTGACGACTTCTGCGGCGGCCTGCTTCGTGGCCTTGCTGGCCTTCTTGGCTCCGCTGGTGATGGCCGGGTAGGGGTTCACGGCTGTCTGGCTCCCGGCACGGCTGCTGCCGTTGCCGGAGCTGCTTGTGCCCTTCGGGACCCATCCGTTGTCATCGTCCCATTCGAGGTCTTTGTGGGAGCTGTCCCACTGTTTCGCGTTCTTGCGCTTGTTATAGTTGTCCATGTAGCCGTTGTAGGCGGCATTGTAGGCGTCCTGTGCCGCACCGACACCGTTTTTCAGGTTTGCCAGTGCAGCCGCCGCGCCCCTGATTTTGGCGACCAGCTCATTGATCCAGTCCACCACCGTGCCGATGGCGTTCTGTGCGATCTTTTTCACAGACGCAAATGCGGAGTTGACGGCATTGCGGAAGGTCTCGCTGGTCTTATAGGCCGTCACGAGACCCGCTGCCAAAGCTGCAAATAAAGACACTACAAGGCCGATGTGGTTTGCCTTGAGAACCGCGTTCAAACCTGCCTGTGCGACTGCAAGACCGGTCGCCCCGGCTTCGGCGGCTTTGTGGGCAGCGGTCATGGCCGTAGTTGCGGCAGTGTGGATCACTTCAATTGCAGTCGCGGCGGCTACATAGCCCTTGTAGGTCAGGAATGCTGTTCCGGCAGCGGCCACAACAGCCGTTGCAATACCGATGGTCTCCTTGAGCTGGGTCATCTTCTCGTCGCTGTCGAGGAAGGAGACCACCACCTCGTTCAGCTTGACAACCAAATCACCCAGAGCCGCAAACAGGCCGCTGGTCAGCTCACCGGTCAGGGCGCTGACATTATCCTTCAGGGTGGACATGCGCCCGCTGAAGGTCTGGCTGGCTTCCAGCATACCGTTGTAGAACTGCCCGCCCTGGCTGGTGGCGGCTTCCACCGCTGCTTCCAGCTCGCTGAAGCTGACCTTGCCATCCGAGATGCGCTTGTACAGGTCTGACATGCTCTCGCCGGTGGCATCGCAGATCTGGTTCAGCGGGTTGAAGCCCGCATCGATCATCATGTTGACGTTTTCCAGCGTGACCTTCTGCGCCGAGGACATCTTGCCGTAGGCGCGGGTCAGGGTCTGCAGCTTCTCGGCGTTGCCCAGCGAGATATCGCCCAGCCGCTGCAGCACGCCGGTGGTGTCGTCTGCCGCAATGCCGAACTGCAGCAGGGTCTGGGTGCCGCTGGTCAGGTCATCCAGCGAGAAGGGCGTGGATGCCGCCATTTTGCGAATTTCGGAAAGCTTCGTTGCGGCGGCTTCCTCGCTGCCCAGCATGACCTTGAAGTTGGTCAGGTAGCTTTCCATGGTGGCGTTGTAGTCCACGCCGCTCTTGACCACCTCGGCCAGCTTGGACGATGCCTGTTTTGCAAAGTCCGCGATCATCTGCCCGGCGGCCACCGTCCACTTACTGGTGCTTTTTTCTGCCGGGTCGCTGTTCAGCCTTACTTCGCCGGTGATGCTGAAATCTGCCACTGTGTCCACCTCTCATTCGGAGCGCGGGCACAAGGGCACAGGCTGTTATAACTTGATCTCTACCTCCCGCTTACAGGCGGGATTTTTGCATTTTACCCACAGGCCATGGGCGGATGCGGCATTTTCTGCCCACACCGGCAGCGCCCGGCCGCAATAGGGGCAGGGCACCGGGGCACGGCTAGTGCCGGAACCGCGCAAGGAACGCGGCATCGTGCTCTTCGACCGAAACGACACGGGCGGCACCCCCTCTCAGCTCAGCAGGCAGGGCAAAGCGCTCCTGAAGGTCGGCGTAGCGGTCGCGCATACTGCCCTCGTACTCGGACAGGTCCATGGTGCGCCAGCTCATGATCTTTGCCATGAGGGTATCCTCCGGCAGGGCGGCGAACAGCGCCCGGAACCGGAACCAGTGCACCTTTTCGCGGGTCAGGTCGATGCCGTAGGCCTGCTGGAACGCCGCCACGATGTAACCGGCATCACACTGGTAGTCGAAGGCAAGACCGGAAGAGGGCGCGGTACTGCTTTCAGCTGCGGCGCTTTCGGCTGCTTTTTCGCCCGCCTTATAAAACTCGATCATGTACCCGTAGGCGTCGATGATCTTCTGAGGGTCGTTCAGAAAACAGTGTGGGTCTTTGTAAAAACGCCAGAGGGCGCTGACCGCAAAACCGATGGGATCATCTCCTGTCTGGCCGCGCACATAGGTGTTGACCAGCCAGACCATGGGCCGGAAATCCGGGACGATCTCGTATCCATGCCACCTGGTGGGCAACTCGTCCAGCAGCAGATCAGACATGGCGCTCTGCGGCGATCTGCAGTGCGTATGCCGCCAGCTGCTGCATGGCATCAGGATCATCCCGCAGGGCATTCATAGCCTGCCGGGCATCGATCAGCCGCTCGGTTTTCTGCTTTGCGGATACCTGCGCATCCACCCGCTCCACCATCCGGGAGGCAGGCGGTGCGGGATAGCTCACGGGCGGCTTGTGTCTGTTCTTTTTGGCCTGTGCCCGGCGCTGCTCCCGGTTCATGGGCTGGGAAGGCTTTGCGGCATAACGCTGCTTCTCAGCGGCAAAGGCATTGCCCAGTTCCTCGATCACGTCATAGATGGGTGCCATGTAGTTTTCGTTAAGCCCCAGACGGGCGGATGCGCCTGCACCGAGGATCTCGTCGATGCAGTCCATGGCAATGCGTGCCTGTGCACGTGCATGGTCGCCCAGACGGACGCCGCCGCGCCGGAACTGCTCTGCTTCCTCGGCACTCCTGCGCTGCATCCGCTCGTTGGCATCCTCAAAGCGGTCAAGGTCGTTGGCGTTCATCAGGGAAAATTCAAATTCCTGTCCACAAATAACCATGTTCTGGCTCCTTTCTTGGGCCGTGCCCCGGTTCTGCCCCGGAGGAATAAGCTTTGTTCACGGCATAAAAGATCCCCGTTCCGGTTCGGAGCGGGGACTGTGTTTGAAAAAAAATCAGCCCTTGACGGCCTTGGCAGGCTCAGCGGACTGGGTGGCGGGGTTGTAGTCAAACTCGTCCGGCGTGCCGATGGCCTTCACGTCGCAGGCAAAGGTGGCCTTGGAACCGGCTGCACCGCCCACATCGCTGGTGACGATGATGGCAGCGCTGCCTTTCTCGCCCTTGCCGGTGCGCAGGCTGAAATAGATGTAGGGCACGATCACATCACTTCCGGTGCCGTACACGATCTTGTGGCTCAGCACAAAATCCTGAAATGCGTCGCCCACGCAGCGGTCACCGTTGACAGCAAGGGTGCGCTGGGTGCCGGTCTTGTCGGTGACGTTGCCGGTGCGGATGTACTGGGAATCCTCGGTGGTGGCGTTCAGGGAGCCGGAGTGCTCCTTGACGTGGTCGGCGCAGACGATCCAGTCAGCTTCTTTGCTCTGCTTAGATTTGTCGGTCTGGAACGCCAGCACAAAATCGTTGGCCGTCTCAATGCCGGTATACGACGCGCTGGGCGTGATGCCGGACTTGGTAATGGCTTCGGATACGGTCATATCAAAACTCCTTTCATTTTGGCATGTAGTAGGTCAGGCGCATTTGCAGCTGCATCTTACAGCTGCCCGCGCTGTTTGTGACGATGTAGCCGCTGTTCGTCACGGCAATGCCGGTGGGGGTTTTATTCCCGCCGCAGGCCGAGAGGTCGGGCAGGTTGTGCCGGGCGTCCTGCCGCATGACCCACTCGGTGAGCTGCTCGAAAAAGCCGCTGTTCTGGATGTTAACGGCATCCATCTCGCTGTACTCACGGCGGCTGAGGAAGAGGTAATTCTTCGCCATTTCCCAGCCGGAGATGTACTCGGTGATGATGGGGTCACCGGGGCTGTCCTCGATGGAAAAGGCGGTGGATTCTTCTTCCAGTCCGGCAATGCGGAAAGCCGCGCCGGTGGCTTCCTGCTCGTCGGCGATCAGCGGGCAGGTCTTGAGCCATGCCCGCAGGGCGGCAATGGTGGGCTTTACGGTTTCGCTCATAAGTGACCCATACCTCCCCAGAATGTGGTGACAGCCTGTGTGGCAATGTAGGCAATGGCTTCACCGTAATCGGCCAAAGCACGCTGTCCCCAGTAAGAGCCGCGCAGCCCATTTTCACCGTGCAGACATTCGCCTTCAGGGTGAAGATAGAACTGCCTGCGTGCATAAGGCGTGTTATAGACCAGCAAGCCTTCGTCAAACTTGCTGGCTTGATTCACGCTGTTTTTCAATATGCCGGTATCGAAGGGCACGTACTGGTCGATGAGAGCGGCGGCTTTCTGCGCGGTGGCAAACTGTGCTTTCTGCAAAGCAGCGGTTTTCTCTGCGCCGAAATTTGTCCGCCAGTCCAGAGACATCTGCACACCGTCTGCCCGGAAGTGATATCCGGCAGGCTGCTCAAAAATGGGCTTGCTCACAGTATCAGCTCCCTTCCACGTGCCAGTGGGGCAGCAGCGGCTCCCGGTCGTCCGAGACAGCCGCTGCCGTACAGCACAGGTGCGTTTTTTCGAGTTTGGCGTACTCGGCTTCGGTCAAGGCAGGCACCGCGCCCTGCACCAGCTTCCAGCCGCGTTTCAGGGTCCAGTGCTTGGCCTTTTCCGCCGCAGGCAGAGCCGCCCACTGAGCGTAGGGCAGATAGCCCATGGTGCACACGCTGGCCGGGATGCGGATGTGGGTGGTGCGCTCCGGGTCCTTGGCGGTGCCGGAGCCGGAGGTGTAGCGGCATTCCCGCCAGCTGCACCCCGGGAACACCCAGCACACCGGCCTGTCCGTCTCGGTGGCAGTGTCGTGGATGAGGTTCACAACAGTAACGGCTGTCTGCATCACAAAATCCCCCTGTACAGCAGATCGTGCGGGTCACTGCCCAGCGCGGTGCGGATGATCTCATAGGCTTCCTGCCGGGTGGCCGCGGTCACGCTGGCATTGCTGCCAAAGGTGACGCTGTAGCCGTCGTTGGAGACGCTGGCAGCACCCGGTACAGCGCCCGCCGCAGATGCAGCGGCCAGCAGGCCGACGATCTGCCCGCAGGCATCTGCCAGCGCTTCCCGGCAGGCCTCACACCCGGCAGCGTGGCTCTCCGCCCGGCCAAAGGTGGCGGCATCGATCATGCGGGAAGCCCGGCTGCACAGCACGCCGAACGCCGTTTCCGGCACCGTGCCGCCCGCCGCCGTGTACTGGTCATAGGTGCAGTAGAGCATCGGTCAGACCTCCTTAGGCATGGCTCTTAACGAGGACGGTCTGGGCCTTGGTGACCTTGTGGGCATAGATCTTGCGGCCCTGCACAGCACAAGCACCGATGAAGGTGCCGCTGCCCTTCAGGTCATTGACGGCAACCGGCTCGCTCCACTCCTCGATGCGGGTGAACCAGTTGGGGTGGCCCGCGATAAAGTCCACCTTCTCGCCGAGGGTGGTATCCTCAAAGACGGTAAAGCCTGCCACACGGCCCACCGCGCCGGTCTGCACCACGGCGTCGCCCAGAGCAGACGCCTTGATGAACTCCGGGCTCTTCAGCAGCAGGGCATAGGTCTCAGGGGAGACCAGCAGCCAACGGCCATCCGTGGGAACATGGGTCTCGGACAGCTTGGTGCGGGCGTCCACGATGGTGTCATAGATGTTGGCCTTGGTCAGGGCAGCAGTGCTGTCCATGGCGGTGCCGCCGGTTACCAGCTCGGCAGAAGCGTCGGTCTCCATCTGCAGGGCCAGCGAGTAACCGGCGCTGTCCAGACGGTCGGCCACCAGATGGCCGGGCACGCTCTCGGCGTCAAAGCCGTCGATCAGCTCGTTCACAGCCTTGTCCTTGTCGATGTTCACGGTCAGGAAACTGGTGTCGCCGTGGGTCATGGCGGTGCCGGTCTTCTTGTTGTAGTCGGCCACCGTCACTTCGGTGTCGCGGACAGGCACCTTGACGGCACCGGCCTTGGGGCTGCCTTCGTAACGGTTGTTGCAGATGACGCCGACGCGCTTCACGATGGTGGCGCGCAACTTTGCATCTACCAGCTCAGAATAACGCTCTCTTGCAATATGGGGCATGAAAAATCATCCTTTCCTTAAATTTTGATGTTGGGGTTCATGGCTTTGAAGGACGCTTCCACCGGGTCCACATCGTCCTCGCCGTGCATCGGGTCGCCGTGTTCGGCACCGGTGGAGTAGGTGCCCGCGTTCTTCTTTTCTCCGTCCTGCACATCGCCAAAGGCCCACGGGTTCGCTTTGGCGGCTTCGTCCAGCGCCTTGCCAATGTCGCTGCTGCGGTCGGCAGAGCCCTTCAGGGCGTCCAGATCCAGCAAAGCCCGCACTGCCTTAACGCTGCGGCCCTTCTTGCCCAGGATGGCAGCGTCCAGCGCGTTATCAAAGGCAAAGCCCTCGGCCTGCGCCTTCATGTCGGCCTTCAGCTTGGTGACCTGCTCCTGCAGGCCTGCCACGTCCACGCCGTCAAAGGCTTTCAGGCCGTCCTGTGCGGTCTTGAGCTGGGCGTTTGCGTTGTCCAGCTGGGTCTGCAGGGCGGTGGCTGCAGACTTTTCCCGGTTGATGTCTGCGCCGTTCTCCTGCATGATCCAGTTCAGCTGTTCATCGGTGATGCCGGGGATCTTGTTCTTCACGTCTTCACGCTTCATGGTGGAAACTCCTTTCGTGTGTGAGACCTCAGTTTTTTACACTGTTCTCTGTCAGTTATCCGGTCTTGGGCGGGGTACGCGCCGCCCGCCGCATGGTGCCGCTTGCGGGAGTTGAACCCGCCACCCCCGGATTAAAAGTCCGGTGCTCTGCCAATATGAGCTAAAACGGCATGAAAAAACCACTGTTGTGCCTTTTTGATAGCATACAGTGGTTAAAATAGGGCATTTCCATGAATGAAAGCTTACTTTTTGGGGTGCGGGTGCGGCGTGTATTTGTCGTCCTGCGCCTGCTGCACGGCGGATGCAATCATGAAGAACAGCCGGGCACCGTTCAGCAGAACGATCTCCAGCAGCGCAAGGATCATCAGAGTGATAAGAACTGTAGTAACCATAGTGTACCTCCTGAAAAATGGGCAAAAGAAAACCACCGTCCGGGTGGATGGTGGTTAAGGTTATTCGATGCCGGGCGGGAGCTTGCCAATCCCTTTCAAAGCTTCATATGCAGCACGGGAAGCAAGCTGTTCTGGCGGGGCAGGGCTGTCCAGCATGTCGCACATTTCATCATACTTGTGGTCGATCGGATGTTCAAGAAGCCACCTCTGCATTTTTGCAATGCGTTCCGGTGTAAGCCAGTTACTCATAGTATTTCACTCCATTTTCCTGAAGGTCTCCGATAGCCTGTCGGATCAGCTTCTCTGCCTGTTCAAGAAGCTTTTCGTCTGACAGTTCCGCGCGAGGGATATTTTTCAGCCGGTTTATTTCGGCATTCAGGCCCCAAACAATGCCGTTTGCAGCGGCAGCATCATAATTGATACTTTTCTCAACAGCATAGATATGACCATTGTGACCGATGGCCGTCATGAGCTTCAAATTTTTGTTTCTTGTGAAACTCGACAAATCACCGTGCGAGAAAATACCGCAGGCAGGGTGTGTGTGGATAACAACATACGGGGTATCAAAGTTGGGCAGCTGAACAGAACTTCCCTCGGCGCTTCCCGTGATGTCCTTCGTCAGCGGCTTCATCTTGATATCGAACACCCTGCCCACTTCAACATTTTCCGGCTGCTTTGAAGCGACCATGAGAAGTCGCTTGTGGGCGTTTTTCAGCTGCTGCTGCCCGGCGGCATCCAGTGTGTCACAGCTGAACGCCTTAACATTTGCAATTGACTGCATTGTAACAGGTTTCGCCTTTGTGTTCAAGCTGCTGTATGTAGAGGATGCCTTCCGCACCTGTGCGCTTGCTCTGCTGGCTTCGCTCCTGCCGAACTTCGGCACGCTGGTGCGGGCGCTGTCTACTCTGCCACCGGTGGCCTGCGTAAAGTCTTTCAGGCTCTGGCGGGCGGCTCTCAGGCGCACAGCGCTGTCGGTGGGGTCTAGCCCGGCAGCATCCTCGGCCAGATACCGCTTTTTCCAGCGGCGGACGTTCCGCTCCCGGGCGTGCTGCATCTGGGATATCTCGTAGGCGGTGTACTTTTTGCCGTTCCACTCGATGTTCCGGGCGTTCAGCTCCCGCAGCTGTTCCTGTGTCCATTGGGGCGGGTCGCCCAGCTCCGGGAACACCGCGAAAAAGGTGTGGCGGCAGTTCCAGCCGCAAAGGCCTGCGCCGGTGCCGTAGCCGGTGGCGGCTTCAAAATCCGGGTAGTGCCTGCCCTTGTAGTCCACCGCACCACCGCGGTGAAAGCGCCGTCCCTGCCACTCTGCATGAGAAGGACGGGCACCGCCGTGGGCGGTCGTCTCCACAAATTCGCAGCCCATTTCGTCCATGCGGGCCACCTGCAGCTTGCCAGTCGTCTGGTTTACACCGGTGAGCACGGCACGGCGGGCGGCCACCTCGATGCTGTCCTTGTGGCCGCTGGGATATGTGACCATGGGCATGTCGTCTGCAAGGCTGTCCACAGCCTGTTTGACGGCGGTTTTGTAGTCGAAGGCACCGGTGCTCACTTTGAGCCATGCAGCGTCCAGTGTGCGTTCAAAGGCCCCTGTGACGGTGTTTGCCGTGGTGGCGGTCAGATTCTGCCATGTGCCGCAGGTCTGGCGTGCCCCGGCATCCAGCAGGTTGTTCAGGGCGGCGTTCTCTTCAAAAGGGGGCGGCTCCATGTCGTAGTGGTAATAGATCGCGTCCTCCCGCTCCATGGCTTCGGTGGCGGCCTGCAAAAGCAGCTTGCGGATGGCCGTTTCGCTCTTGCCGGTGTACTTCGCCAGCAGCTTCACCACGTCGTTGCGCAGCGCCTCGGTCTGCTGGTAGCGCCACAGCTGCCAGTTGGCGGTGGGGGTCACGGCGTTCATCTTGCCGATGCGCCGGGCAACGTCCTGCAGGATCTGCTCTTCGACCTGCTGCCAGAGCTGCACAAATGCGTCCGGCATCTGGTCGAGGTAAGACGGCGGCAGCATCAGGCACCCCCGAAGGTGATGGCTTCGTCAGTGTGGCTGTCCGATTTGGCTTCCTCGGCCCATGCGTGGGCTTCCTTTTCGCTCAGGCCGTACCGGGCGGCGAGGTAGCGGCAGCGGGGCACAAGGCCAGCAATGGCGTCCTCCCGCAGCTGGTTTGTGCGTTCCTGCTCACTGACGATGTAACTGTCGTCCCAGTTGACGGAAATGCTGGTCTCCGGGTCTACCGGTGCGCCCAGCAGGTTCTTTGCCGCCCACAGGATGGCCCGCAGAATGCCGATCAGCGCCGTTTCAATGGGGATCTGGTTCTTGTTGGCGCTCTGCACAAGGTCCTGCCGGCTGCCGGTGTACTCGGTGGCAGTGGCCACCTTGCCCAGCTCAAAGCTGTACCGGTGACAGCCCAGACCGCACTTGAAGCTGAACAGATCCAGCATATCCTGCACGGCCCGGTGGTTGTCCTCGGTGCGCAGATCCGGGTTGTACTCGTGCCACTCCGGCGCGGCATCCAGACTAGCTTCCTTGCCGGGCAGCGAGAAGAACTGCTGTGCGCTCATGTCGTCGGGCGGGATGTAATGCGGCTGGCTATCGGCACCGATCACCACCTTGCACAGGCTGCGGTCGTAGAAGATCTTCTTGCCGCCAAGGTAAAGGTCCTGCCGGTAATTGTCAAAGGCAAGGTCTACGCCCTGCGCGGCGTCAAGAGCTTCCGCGAACACGGCCATGCCCAGACCCGTACCGCCGTCGATGTTCTTCTCGGCGGCAGGGGAAAACAGGCTGAACCACGGCGGGGAGCCCTCCGGCTGCAATTCAGTCACCGTACCTACAGGCGCTTTGCGCGGCGTGAACACCGGTGCACCGTCCTGACCCTGACCGATCTCAAACCATTCGTTGGTGATGATGCGGCTGCCGTCCCTGACCGTGTGGGTCTGCAGATAGGCGCAGGGCCTGCCGTCTATCAGACATTCCGATACAAATGCGGCTTCGGTCACGATGCCGCGCTCCACGCTGATGGGCAGGATGCAGGATGCAGGGTCGTAGTCCAGTACGATGCGGGCATCCGGGTCTTCTTCCAGCTGGCCGTCTGTGCCCTTGATGCCCTCCACGCTCAGCACGAAAGCGCCGGTGCCGGACCAGTAGGCTTTCTCCACCAGCTTGTTGGCGTTCTCCCAGAAATGCAGCTGCCGCAAAAGACCGCCGGTCTGCTGCTCATCGCTGCCCAGCAGGTAGGCGGCAGTGGCTGCGTCGCCGATCTGGAAGGTGGTCTTGTCGTTGAGCAGCAGATTTGCCCAGTCCTCGCACACGCGCTTGGGCATCCGCAGGGACGCCCGGCGGCGCTTGTGTTCGCCGTCCTCCCGCGTGATCTTGATGTTATGCACACTGGGCACATAGCCCTGCCACCACTGCCGCCATTTTTCAATTTTGGCATAATAGGAGGCGTCGATCTGCAGGTCCTTGGTTTTGTTCAGGTATTCAATAAAAGCGGCAACGTTCATCTTGCAGTCAGTCTCCTGTAATCGCGCTCGATGGTATACTCGAACGCATCCAATGTATCAATGTCGGTGGTTCCATCGTCCAGACGTTCATCCACACCGGGGTGCTTCTGGCTCCACAGGGCCGCAGCAAGCGCATCCCGCAGGGTGGTGGCCTCCGGCATATACCAAAAGCGTCCGCCACCCATGAGAATGGATGTCAGGCGGATGCGGTCGATGATCTGGATCTTGGCGGAGTTGTTGACCCGGTCGGCCAGCCAGGAAAGCGGGCAGGCCCGCAGCCGGGTGCGGATGTGGTTGATCAGCGTCTGTTCGGCGCTGTCGCAGAAAATATAGTGGATCTCGCCATACCGTGCGAACACGGCGGTGCAGAAATCGATGAGCTGCGCGGCGAGGTAGTCAGCGTCCTGATTCTTCGGGTCGATGCGGGCGGATGCCAGCCCCACGACCCCTGCGTAATACGGCAGGATGCCGGTGGCCACGAATGCGTGCCGGGAGCCGTTGCCGCCGAAGTCCACCCCGATGTGCACGCGCCACGGGCGGCAGGGCTTGTCCGCAGGCCAGAGGAAACGCCCATCCCCGGCGGCAATGCTGTCTGCAAAAGGGCGGTAGATGATGCCGCCCGCTGCAGCCCACTGGCCGAGGATGAAGCGGTTATAGTAGACCGTGCCCGCGTACTCCTTTTTCAGCTGAGCCACGAACTCCGGCGGCAGAGTGGGGTTGTCGTCGATGGTGTAGGCCTGACAGTAGATGTCCGCGTCGCTGTCCAGAAACTGCTTGAACCAGTGCTGGGGGTTATCCGGGTTGCAGGTGCCGTCAAAATGGCTGTGCGGACAGGACAGACGGCTTTTCAACATCTGAAATACACCTTCGTCCCATGTGGTGATCTCGTCCCCATAGGCGTACTCGAAGGCTGCACCCTGAATGCGGGCAATGTGCTTTTTGTTGTCGGCACCCAGCACGTACACCTTGCGGCCGAACAGCTGCACGATGTTGCCGGACGCCGAGGTGCGCACCACGCCCACAAGCTCAGGACCCCAGAGGGCACGCATGGGCTCCAGCACGTTGCGTTCCAGCGTGCCGAGGGTGTTGCCCAGCATGACGCAAAGGCCCTCGTCCCGGGCCGCGCAGATGCGCTTGGGGATGGTAACAGCGCAGTCCAGATAGGTCTTGCCGGAGCGGGTGGCCCCAGTCTTGACGTTCCAGCGGTGGGAGCAATTGCGAAGGAACTCCTGCTGAAACTCAGTCAATGGCACTGTCCACACCTCCCAGCAGTTTACGGGCAGCTTCCAGTGCATCCGCCGCCGGGTCCTCCTGCACGGTCTCCTCGCCCAGCATCTTCAGCAGCACCCCGGCGGCACGGGCATCACCGCGCTTCGCGGCTTCAGTAATGCCCATGACCACCGACATCTGATTGTCGATGTCCTCATTGTCCACCTCGTCCCGCAGCAGGGCATTCACCCGGCGGCGGTCGGTCTCCGGCAGGCTGAGATAGTAGTCGGCCGCTTCTTTCATGCTGCGCTTGCGGCGGCGGGCCGCACCGGAAGCAATGCCGCCCTTCTGGGCGATCTGTCTCTGTTCGCTCTCCGTTCGTTCGTTGAACGGGATGAGATTTTCTTCGTTGGCCACGTCACCACCTCTCTTGCCGTAAAATCAAAAAGCCGCCCGGAAGATCCGAACGGCGGGATATTCAAAAAAATAAGCAGCGCCCGTGCATTCAGTTCGTTGGACATGCGTCAAACGGTGGGCGCTGCTGCATCCGGAACTTTCGCGGCCAGATGCCCCGCTATGCTTTGCACAGCCGTCCCCCGACTGTACATTGCATGGCGCTCTGGGCAGGCCTTGAACCTGCAACCTACGGTTTTGGAGACCATCGCTCTGCCAATTGAGCTACCAGAGTAAAAAGCCGCCCTTGGAATCGAACCAGCCGTGTCTACACACACGCGCCGCGCTCCAAATTGCGCTCAGGCGGCCATATAAAAACAGCTCCGGTTCTCCGCCGGGGCTGTTGGTTGGCGCACATCCTGTCAGGAAAGCTACACCTTGGCAAGGATTCTAAGGTCTTTTCTTGGCACGGGAGGTTGCACGTGCGGCCTTGCGGGTTGTCTAGTCCATGCGCCATACGGTGCGATACGGCGGAATCGAACCGCCTCCTGTCTCTCATGAGCGGCAGGCTGCCTTTGTTTCAATGTATCGCATAGAGCAGTCCGCGAAACGGAAGAGAGAAAAATGCATGCAAAGCCAAAAGGAGGAAATTATCATGGAGGTTCGTTTCGGAGACTGCGTAGAAGCGGCGCTCCGCTGTGCGCGGTTCCGCTTGTACTGATTTTACCTTACTGCGCCCCGTTTCGGGAGTGCCGGGACATCACAAAATAAACGGTGCCTTTCTATGCAATTTGTACAATTCATACAGTGCTGAAGTCTGACCAGATCTCTGCAAGAGCTTTGCAACCCCGGTTAATACGCTTCCGGACAATATCAACACCGGAAACCCCTGTTTCATCGGCAATCTGATCCTGCGTTTTTCCATTAACGTAAAAATCTACGATCGCATTTGCACACTCTGTAGCAACGACAAGGCAATATGCCCGCTTTGTTGCCTCGTTCTGCAACGCTGTCAGCCGCTTCACCATCTCCCGATACCGCGTCTGTTCCTCAATGATATCCACAGCAGCATTACCGATTTTGTCTCCGTTTCCTGACGCAGTAGGCATACCGGAAAGGTTCTGCGTAATCTTTGTAGCGCTGCCATAGATCCTGTGAATACGTTCAAGTTGCCTATCCACGTCTATCTTGTAGTCCCTGCACTGTTGAAACCATGCCTTGACATCGCGGTAGTCTACACCGTCTCGCTTTTCATTTTCAGGTGCACATGTGAAGACCATCTTTTTTCTCCTTTACTCCCTCCAAAAATAGCAACACTCCGGGCGCTGCGAACGGGACGCGGTACTCCGCCAAATCAGCAGGGGTGATGTACTTTCGGCCAAACAGGCGCTTCATGTCCTTCCAGACGGCCCACGGGACGCGGTAGAAAGCCCTGCCGCTAAATGAGCATAGTACAAAGGCGACACCTCCGAGGGCTTCTGTGCGGCTCAGACGGAGCGATTGTGCGGCCAACACACGATCAAAGGTCAGCCGGTCACTGTCAGTGTGCTTTGCTTCAAAATTGATGGCTCTTCCGCCTTTGAGAATGCCTTTGTAGTCCGGCTGGGCCTGTTTCGTGTAGCAGGCAAGGAACCGGCCAGCACGGTCCGGGCTTCCAATCGGGCGCATCGGCTCCGGTGTTTTTTCGATGTCTGCAAGGCCGATGGATCTGTAATAGGCGCAGGCATTGTCAATGATGCTTTCAAAGCCAGCGCCCTCTGCGCGGCTTCGGGCACCGGTATAGCTGCGGCGAATACTGGCCGCCGTTCTTCGGTTATCCATTGCTCAATTCCTCCACATAGCACCAGCTTTGGGGCGGACGACGGAGTCTAAGGCCATCCAGTCCATAGCAAAATGCGCAGTGTACATCTTTCTTCTTGCCAATTGCGCATTTCTTGCACCACAGTTCGTTTTCCTCGACAGCACGGTGAAAGCACATGATGTCTTTCGGCTGATTATAAATTTTCAGGTCAGAGATGTGCCAGCCGTAGCCATTACGACCTTGCAGATATTTTTTAGCGGCTGCTTCGGTCAGACAGGCAGCTTGAAGCAGTTCGCCAGCTGGTTTATACCACCCGTCCAATGTCAAAATGTTTATGTCCATCATCGTTCCGACGTGGACGAGCTTGTCGATTTTATCGCATGTAAACTCGCCAATGATATTGCCATCCAACCGCCGCCATCCTTTGCCCGGGACAATTAGGAGCCAGCCTATTTTGGATTTGCTTTTCGTGCAATAGACATAGCACTTAAATGGAGTCTCCAGCTTCGGGCTGGTCCTGCGCACCTCAAGGGTCTTTTGCCTCCGAATGATGAGGTCGCACCATTCAGGCCGGATACTCAAAAGGACTGCTTTCATGCTCGTACCTCTCCCTTCAGTAATACTCGATCTCCACCAGAGATGTGGATACCAGCTCAAATCGGCCATCTCCAAGAGGGATTTGCAGGAGCTGATACTCACGCTCAGCAGATAGCTTTGGGTCAGGAAGCAGCTCGCCAAAGTCCTCCACGGTAATGGTGTACTTCGGCTTACGCCTACCGGCATAGCCAACTTTTTCAATTGCCGGGGAGTAGACCGTGACATGGTAGCAGGGGTGGTCAGCAGTTTCAGCTTCAGTTTTAGTTTCAGCATCAGCAGATGTCGAACTACAGGATGTAAACCACAGCGTCACAATCAGCAATGCTGCTGACACGATAAAGCAGGCCATTCTCTTTTCGGTTTTCATGCTTCACTTCGCCTCCTCAAAAATCCCAGTCGTCGGGGACATACAAACGGCACTCTCCATCCCCGTTGTCGCTGGTCGGTTTATCAAACGGGCAGCCCGGGCAACCATTTCCGACTGCTAAGTGGCAATGGCAAAAATCCATCAAATAATGGGCCATGTCCTCCGGCCTCATAGTGTCGGTTTCAGGGTTAGATTTCGCTTGATCATTCATCGTCGCCCCTCCAATACTCCACAAAATAGGTCAAAGTAGATTTGCCGCTGCGCTTTTCCTTTCCCACGCGGACGGTGTAGCCGTTCATCGACAGGATGACAACCAGCGCTTTCCGGTCCTCCACCTTGTCGCAGTCGATCTTGTAATGCTGTGCCATTACCTGTACTCCTTTCCGGTGGCCTTGTCCCTCAGCGGGATGCGGCCTATGATCTCGAACCCTGCCCACTCGGCCACCTGCCGAAGCAGGGGCACGAGGAGGCTGATTTGCAGCAGTTTGGCAGCTTCCTTCTGCCGCTCATCCTTCTGCATGCTGCGGAAAGCTGCGCAGGGGGTCGGATCTGCATAATGCTCGGCGTTCCGGCTCATGTTGTCATTGCTCATGTTCAAGCTCCATTCTCCAACAGGTCAAACAGAGTGGGTGCATCCTTTTCTGCATCCGCAGATTCCAGATAGCCCACGCCGTCACGGAAATAATCCGGGTTCAGCTCCACGCCCTTGCCTCTGCGGTTCATCTTCACGGCCTCATACGGCACAGTGAACAGCCCCGCAAAGGGGTCAGCTACCAGCTCGCCCTCGTTGCTGTACCGCTCAATCAGGCGCTGCACGATGTCGATCTGAAGCGGGCAAACGTGGAGGTTCTGCCGCCGCTGGCTCTGGGTGGTGTTTAGGGTGCGCATCCGGTTGATATCGTCCCAGACGGTCATGTCCCACGAGCCGGGAGCGACCACCATGAACGTGGACGGCAAACGGCCATCCTTGTCCAGACTTTCCGCGAGCTTGACGTGTTCCTCGTAGGAGTAGACGCTGTTCCGGCTGAACTTGCGGTATACGTTTTGCAGCTTGGAGGTCGGGATTTTTTCCAGTTCCTCGCGGGTGAAAGGCCGGTCGCCGCTGCTGCGCCAGAATGCGTGAGCGTCAATTTGCCACTGGGCGCGGGTGTATTCCTCTTTGGACTTCTTCACCGGCGTATCGGCATATCCACGGCTGCAATCGGTGGGCAGCTTGCGGAATAGCAGGATGTATTCTGGGCAGCCAACACCCATCTTCGTGCCGTCCTTGCACTGCTCCGTCCATCCCAGACGGTAGGTCTGGTTATTCTCCCGGACAACGTCCGTGACAACCGTAATCATTCCGAAATAGGCGAACCCATGCTTCCGGAAATGAGCGATACAGTCCGCGTGAAACGGCTCAATGGTCGGCGCTGCAAGGCCGGTGACGTTGGCGAACTCCACGCGATCTTTCACATGGATTGCAGCCACGCGACCCGGCTTCAGGGTGCGCAGCAGTTCCGGGGTCAGATAGTCCATCTGACGGAAGAACTCTGCATCATCCGGGTTATGGCCGAAGTCATTGTACGAGGGCGAATATTCGTAATGGTTGCCGAACGGGATACTAGTCACATACAGGTCAATGCTGTCCGTTGGCCAGTTCCGGACTTCTTCCACACAGTCGTTGTTGATGGCCGTGTAATTGTTTCCCTTGACTTCCACTCTCTCACATCCTATCGTTCTCTTCAGGGTCTCAAGCGCAAGGCTACCGAGACCGTATTCTTTGATGATTTCCTCCATCTGCTCGCTCAGTTCATCGTACTGTCTCCACTTGCGTTGCAGCGCCAGCAGCACCTCCGTCTCCGTGTCCATGTACAGGATGTCGATGATGACCGGGGACTTTTGCAGGAAACGGTAGATGCGGTGAATGGCTTGAATGAAGTCGTTGAACTCGTAGTCGATGCCCATGAAAATGGCGCGGTGGCAATGGCGCTGGAAATTGCAGCCGGAACCGGACAGGCTTTTCTTGGTTCCGAAGATGCGGGTGCGGCCCTGTGCGAAGTCCATGACCCGCTGCTCTCTGGTTTCCAGCTCCATGCTGCCGTAGATATCGACCATCTCCGGCACGGCCTTTTTGAGCGCCTTGCGCTCGTCCTCCAAATCGTGCCAGACCACAAAATGCTCGTCCGGCGGTGCCTCCGCAATGATGCGGGCTACCTCGGCGGCGCGAATATCGATGCTGTCCCTTTTCTCCTTGGCTGCATCCGACAAGCCCATGGCGGCATCATGGCCGAGCTTCATCTGGCCGTCCGCTTCAAATTCGGCGGGCCGGTCAAGGCTGTTCAGCTTGTGGTATCGGATATCCATCGGCGGCAGTGAATAGCCGTCATCCGAGAATCCGAGGTCGCTCGGCTTTTGCAGGAAAAGGCCCCAACTGGCGCACCAGATCCAGAACTCGCGCTCGCGGCCAGGATACAAGGTCAGATTGTTGGCCTTGGTGCTGTCCCTCTTGAAAAAGCGGGTCAACGCCTGTCCGGTGTCCATCACTTCCAGAAAGCCCGCATAGTGAATCAGCTCTTTGAACCGGTTCGGGGCCGGGGTCGCGGTGTTTGTCAGCTTATATTTCACGCCCTTGAACTTGAGCATGAAGCTCTGGTAGGTCTTGCTGCCGAAGCTGCGCAGCGTTGCAGCCTCGTCCAGACTGACCGCCGTGAAGCGGTGCGGGTCAATATCGCCATCGCGAACCCTCTCGTAGTTGGTCAGGATGATGGGGGCCGTGCTGGCCTCCACCTCGGCCATGGTCTTGCAGTAGGGCGGTTCTTCCATGCCCAGCAGATTGACCGCATCTGCCCGGAACTCCGGCATTACGTTCAGCGGCATCACAATGAGTGTCTGGCCTCCCTCGTGCTTCTGAAGGATTCTGCACCATTCCAGCTGCATGACCGTCTTGCCCAGACCGAAGCGGGCAAAGATGCTGCGCCGACCGCCGCGCAGCGCCCACAGGACGCTCACGCGCTGGTGATCTTTCAGCACCGGGTTGACCTCTGCGGGGTCAATCTCAATGCCTGACAGGGGCGCAATGTCGATTTTGCGCTCCAAAAATTCTTTGTATGTCACGTTTTCATCTCCCATATATTGCGAGCCGTTACGCTTTGGCTCTCCCCACAAAAACGCCCGAAAACAGGCGGTTCCCGATTGTGTAGTGATAATACCTGTGTCCGTCCGGAATGGTTTCTTCCGTGCCATCTGCCGGTCTGAGCACCATCGGATGACCAGCGACCTGAACGACATACTCACCGCCCTGCACAAGCCGCTGCATCCAGCTTTCTGCAGGTGTAGCATCAACCCGGCTTCCATCCATGCAGCAGACCGCTACGGCAGGCGGAACAGGGGACAGCATCGTGAAAAGTGAAAGCTGTTCGACTTCAATCACGGCGCACCTCCTACTTTGTAGATCAGAGCCACAGCAAGCATCCAAATCATAAAAGCGGTAGTTGCTGCAAGAGCTATGGGGTGATCGCGCAGCAGCCAGACAAGCGCATAGCAGACTGCCATAATAGCTGCAACAACAGCAACCATAAATGTTGCGACAAACATTGCGAATCCTAATGTCATAAGTTCTCCTTCGGAAGTTCAGGCATCGGCATCCAAAGAGGAAAAGTATCCGGTGCACCTGCCACAAAATCCCACTTTGCGGCCTGTGCTGCCTTTGCCCAACGATAAAATGCGATGACCTTTCCGTATGCAGCATCATTTTCTGTCGGCGGCTCTTCTGCGGTCTTGCGCCAGCGCTGGGCATCCGGGACGACTGCCGGTTCATCTTCCAGCACATCCATTGCGTCCATAATCTGACACGCGCGGCATCTTACGCCGTTGTAATGTTCGCAGCCACAGCAATATGCCGCTTTGATGTTTGCAATGGCTTTTTCACGGTCGATAAATTCACTCATTTTTCAATCTCCCTCCTTGTCAGTTCGCTCGCCAGCAACCTTGCAGCTTCACGGGGGGCAGCGGTGATATCGGCCTGCGATCCTTCCCCCCATCACTTCACGGACGGGTTCACGCGCTCAACCAGCTCGCAGCCGGGCACTGCCGTGCCGGTCTTGAGCAGGGCCGCAATGGCCGTCTTGTTGGGTGCGCGGGTGGTCATCTCGGTCATGTACTCGGCAGGGATGGCAGCTTCATCAAGCACGCAGACGGCCTTACTGCGGCGAAAGCTCACCGCGCACCGGTCACTGCTGAAGTTCTGCCCACCCAGAGCATCGGTCAGATAGTGCTTGAGACTGTCGATCTTGCGCTTTGCGGCTGCCTTGCGGTCAGCAAAAGCCTTTTCCTGCGCTTCAAAGGCCGCAACATCGGCTTCGAGATTCTTTACCCAGCAGGCGATGTTGTCCACCTTCTCTGCCTTTGCCATGTTCAGCTTTTCTAGCCGGTCGATGTCCATAACCTCGCCGGTCTCCGGATCGATGCAGTCCAAAATCTGCGAGTTGATCTCATACAGGTTCATAGTGCTTTTTACCTCCATACGTTCAGAGCCTGAGAAATGGCTCTGAACGGCGTTTTGCGTTTTGCAGTATAACTTTGCCGGTTTGCCCTAAAACCGCGTTCAGGGAGCCGTGCAGGACGCTCTGAACGCCATATGCTGGCTATTCTTTCAAAAGCTTCCGCTCTGCGCGGGCTTTCAGCATCTTCTGCAACTTACGGTGTGAATGCAGGCAACGCTCTGTCATGAGTCGCTCTCCCTGAATCTTCTGAATCCGCGCCAGCCAGTCAGGAAGCAGCTGGTTCTGCCACTTGCAGTGCGGTATGACATCGTAAAACGCCTGTTCTGCGATATCATCCGGGGCCGTCCGAAGGTCTGACTTTGCCCAGACAGTGGAAATCGCCTTCCGGCTCTCGTCTGTTTGGGGCTTGCCGAAATAGGCATCTGCCACGGCCAGCAGTTCGATGGTCTTCTCCATCGTCAATCAAATCACCCCCTTGAAGATGTCTGCATAGACATCCGCTGCAGATCTGGATGTATTGCCCGGTGCAGGCTTGTTCGGTTGCTGCTCACTGTCACGGGATATCCACCCGGATGCTGCAGCCTTCCAGTTCTTCATGGGATTCCGGCCCACCTTCCAGCCGTTGGACTCGTAGTAGGCATGGAACCGAATAGCCTGCCCTTCTGTGCCACCCTTCTCCGCAAAGTAACTTTTCACCGTTTCAACATCCGGCGGTGAAAACCTGCTTTTGGGGGTAGGGGACAGCGCTTCAGCGCTACTACTATCAGATACTTTAGTATCTGTTGTACTTTGTACTTTGTACTTTAGGGGCCTTTTGGTTTCGTTTGGTTTCTCAAAAAAACCAATTGGTTCCGTTTGGTTATCGTCAAAAACCTTTTGGTTTTCGTCGGTTTTCTTTGGTCTGCCGCCCTTTCGACCTGCTTCTCGGTGCGCAAGAATAGAACGTTGATACGTCTTTATGTTTTCGTCCATAAATGAGCGCAGGGATTCAAAGGCCACCTGTTCGATAGGCTCAAGCCCTTCCGGCTCTTTGCCGTGCTCCACATACTGCCGCATTTTTGTGAGCACGTTTTTGTATTGCTCAGGTGGCAGGATGTCCAAGATTACGAACTTGTCAAAGGGTATCAACAAGCCTTTTGGGCGAGCCATTTCGATATCGTCCACCACTAACCACCTCCTTCCCGTTTTTGAAAACCAAACGCTTTTCGTAAAAACCATTTTCTTTGGTTTTTACAGGTCGATGATCTTAACCTCTACGCCGTAGCCGATGACGTTCCGGCACTGCTGTTTGATGCGGGGGATTGCAACAGCGCTGCTTTTGAGGAACTTCTTCGTGCTGGGGGTGCAGGCCAGATACAGCGTAACGCCGTCCAGACTGGCCTTGGTTCCGCGCAGGTTGTCCGCAATGAACTTGTCACCGTAGACCTCAACACGGCGAATAACCTCTCCCCAGTTCGCAAAATTCTTGCCCGGATACTTCGTAGGGGTGGTTTCCTGTTCAGCCTGCTGGCTGTTCTTGCTCTTGAGTTCGTTCAGGGCATCCAGCATTGCCGTCATGCAGGAAGAGCACACCTTGATCTCGTTCTGAAGCTCAACAAGGGCACTGTTCAGGACCACCAGCTGGTCAATGGCCTTCTTCATGTCTTCGTTCTGCTGGTACAGGCGGCTGTCGATAGATTTCAGCAGGATACACACCCGGCTATCATCCGGGGTATCATTCGGTACATCCGCAAGCATGAAGTCGTATGCACCGTTGCGGATATTGATAACTGCCGACACGGAACGACCGATAATGGCTGCGACCTCTGCATCTGACAGGCCCTTACTAAGAAGAAGCTTTGCATTGCGCACCTCTTCCGGCATAATATTTCTTTTTGCTGGCATTTTTCTCTCCCTCATTTCTGCCGCTCAGAACGGCAAATCTTCATCGTCGTTGATAACGGCAAAATCGTCCGTGCCGGTCTCAGCCGTCTGCTGGGCGCTCTGAGCGTTTCTAGCTTCGCGGGCATAACTTTCCGTCTGTTCATCAAAACCCCGTGTAGACGTGTTGTCAGGGGCTTTCGAGCCGCAAAAGCTGACCTCACGCACCTGAATCTCATAGGCAGTGCGGTTGTTGCCCTGCTTGTCCTGATATTTCCGGGTCTGCAAGCTGCCATTGACGGCGATCATGCTGCCCTTGTCGAAATACTGGGAGATGAACTGCGCCGTCTTGCCCCATGCAACGCAGGGCAAGAAATCCGTCTCGCGCTGGCCATTTGCAGAATAGCTGCGTTCGCAGGCGACATCAAAAGAGCAGATCTCCTTGCCGCTTGTGGTGGTGCGGAGTTCCGGGGTATGGGTCAGACGTCCAATAGCTGCGATCATGTTCAGCATAGATCAGCCCTCCTTCGGCTGTTTCTGGGCACACGTCCAGCACAGGACGCGCCCAAACTTCTTCTTGGTGCTTGCGGCGGTCTCTGCCGGTTCAACGGTGCGGTTCTTATAAGACACCGGCTGAAGTGGTTTGCCGCAGCAGGCGCAGATAAAGGGCTGTTCCTGTACAGGCTGCGATTTCGGGGCAGGAGCATTACGCTTCGGAGCAGGAGCTTCACGCTTCTGAGCAGGCTGCTTCTGCGGCTTGTTCACACCTGCGGGGTTTCGACCTTCTGCCGCATGATACTCGTCCGTGTCGGCATCCTTGGTATCGTCGATGCAGAACAGGCCGTTCAGGGCATACTTGCGGGCGTAGCTGCTGGATGTTCCCGTCACCTGTGCAGCGTCCATCTTGGTTTTTTGCTCCGGCTCTCTTGCGTATGCCTTCACGGAAATGCAGCCACCATCCAGAGATTCCAATTTTGCAGTGGCTTCGATGTAGTGCCACCCCTCAAGAACCTTCGGTTCATCGGAGAGCGTAAGCAGCAGGTCATGAGCCTTGAGAATAGGCTTCACTGCTTCCAAAATGTCCTCACAGGAACGATATCTGTACCCGCCGAAGGTGTTCATCTGCCCTTTAGGGGCCTTGAGTTCGCTCTGCACAGCGGCCAGAGCGGCGTAAATGCTTGTGCTTTCCATTACTCTTCATCCTCCTGATCTTCGGTCTGTTCTGTCCCTCGCGGCAGGAAATAGTAATCATCCGGCGGCTCAAGTGCCGGGCCGTAGCCGTCAAGGGAAAGGTCGTACATCGGATTCATACTGCCACCTCAGGTGCCGGGTCAATGGCGGCAGGGGAGATGTCCGGTGCAGGAATCAGCTTTCCAGCGGTCAAACGCTGCAGAGCAGGGGAGTGCTGCGTTTCGCTTGCAGGCTTCCCGAACTTGACCTCGGCACCCAGATCTTCGACCTCGACCGTGACGCGCAGGCGGTACAGGCTTCCTGCTTGACCGAGGGTAGAATAGACATCGTTCATCAGCTTGTCGATGACTTCCGGGACATAGTTCCCGCCCACAAACCTGCCGTCGCTCGAAAAGCGGCCCTGAATCTCAACATAATTTTTTTCCATCTGTAAAAACCTCCGATTTTGTGGTATCATCGGGGTGATGAAGTCGTTCAAACTCATCATCCCTTGCAGCTCGTCGGTGTTGGCGCACCGGCGGGCTTTTTTCGTATAGTGCGTACCGGCGGCAGGCTGTCCACCTCGCTGCGGTCGATACGTTCCCGCGCAAATGTGTACTTGTAAGTTCGATGGCTGCCGCTGAGCCCATGGCTGACGGCAGACGCAAAGCTGTTCGCGCTCTTGTAGCCCAGCCGCCGGGCACACATCTCAGACGTGCCGGATGCCAGCAGATCGCCGGTTTTGGCATCCCAGACGGTGTACCACATGACGCTGGTAGCGTTTTCATTACGCGCCCTATAATCCCTGCAATATTGGTTGTGGCGCTCTCTGCGGCAGGAAGCGCAAAAGCGCAGGTTGCCAGCAACATTTTCCATCACCTTGCCGCAGTCCAAACAAACGCGGGTAAAGTGCTTTCCTTTATTCATGGGTGGTGTCAGCCCGCCTTCCTGCCGCTCTTCACGGTATTGGCCTGCGGCTTGTGAATCTTGCGGGGCCGCTTCTCACGCGCTTCGGCTGCAAAGCCCAGCCGCATGAAGAACACCGCCAGCAGAATCAGCACCATAGCCGTAATGAACGCACCGTCCGAAATGGTGCCGCCGGTCTGACAGGTGCCCTCGAGGCCCATGCTGTACAGCAGGCCCGTCGCAAAGCTCCCCATTGCAAGCCAGTACCAAACGCCAGATTTGATTCTCATGCGGATTCTCCTTTCTCAACAGTAGGGAAGAACAGCTCCCCGATTTCGTCCTGCCGGATGTCCAACAGTTCACAAATTGCTACGATCTCTTTACTTGTCCACGGCTGGTGCCCGTTCATCCGGGCGCTCATAGTGTACCGGCCAATGCCGCTATGTTCAGCGACTTCCTGATCGCGGTAGCCGCAGCTGTGGAACCGCCCCCGCAGCTTCCAGTACGGAATCTGCCGGAAGGTGCCCTGTACGACCTTCATCATGCTTTTTCGACCTCTTTTCTTTGATGTGTGCCAGCCGTGCAGGCTGGTTCTTGTCCCAGCGGGCTTCCCGCCAGTATTTGTTCCGCCCGTTCATCAGGCGGTCTCCTTGCCAAGACGCTGCTCCTTCTCCTGCTCGCTCAAAAGCTCGCGGGGGTCAACGTTCAGCGTGTCGGCAATGGCCTTGAGCGTCCGGGGGCTGGTGCCGCCCTTCTTTTTGATGTAGTAGTAGGTGGCCCGCTCAAGGCCAGCAGCCTGCATCAGCTCGGTAACATTTACTCCCCGTAAAATCATCAGGGATTCAATTTTTTTCATGCTTACCTTCAAATTATCACCTTCTTTCACGCTTCCAGCCGCTTTGCCCGGACATTCAGAAACTGGTTCACAAAGTAAATCTGTCCCTTCCCCGTGACTTTCGGGGTCTTGTTGATGCTGGTGTGGCCGTCCGAGTGCACCACGGTGGTCTCCTTGATCTCAAACAGGCACATTTCCACGGCCCACTGGGTGGGCATATTATAGTCGCTGCGCTTGGGGTCGCGGATCAGATAGCCGTGCTCCCGCATCCAGCTGAACAGCCGGTTCTGCCCGATCTGCACACCGTTCTGGCACAGCAGTTTTGCCAGCTCACCTACAAGGATGCTCTTCTTGCTGGCGCTTACAGCATCCGCAAAGATGCCCTTCGGGGTCAGCTCTGCAATCTGAGCGTCCTTGTGTTCCAGCTCGTCGTGGGCGGCAATAAGGGCCTGCGCCATCAGCTCCGCGCGGGAAAGCTGCGGGCGCTGTGCCAGCTGCTTCTCCATCTGGTTGAAGGCCTCGATGTACTTGAGCTTCCACTGCACGGCTTCCTTGCCGGTAAAGCCCATGGCCAGCAGGGAAAAGCCGTCACGGTTCATCAAGTATTCCGGGAATTTCTGGCCGCGATACTCGAACTCGGTCTCGTGGAAGAATTTAGTAGCCGAATTTTCGGCCACTAAAAGTTGACGAATAGCCGCCAGAACGTGCTTATGCTCCTTGCCAAAGCGCTTGGCAACGTCTCGGCTGGATGCCACTGGTTCGCCGTTCTGGGTGGATAAGATAATGTCGTCCATGTGGATTTGTACCTCCTTGTATTCACTTCACTTTCGCTGTAAAATAAAAAGACGGAAAGGAGGTGAATGGAAAAATGATTTTTGAAAATTTTTTAAGAATGCATGGTCTGAATATGCAAATTGAGCGAGATGGTGAAATTATTGCAACCGTTCCAGGTTTGCCAAACCGAGAAACGGCAACGAACCGTCAGTACGTTGGATTTCGCCCAAAAACCGATATTAAAATAGACGATGTTATTATCACTCCGGCCAATGAACGGCTTTATGTAACGGAAACGCAGGCATCGTTCTTCCAAAAGCAGCAGGAAGAAATAAAAGCGTTCTATATGACCGAAGTCGAGAAAAAGCGAAAAGAAACCGAACAGCGTCAGAGTAATATTTATAATATCGGTACAGCTTACGGTTCTGTAATTGGAACAGCCAATACAGCGACCATCAACTACCAGACGAATTTTCAGGAACTGCGGGAAAGGGCAGAAGCTGAAGATGCACCGGACAAAGAGCAAGTCCAGAAGTTAGTTGATCTTGTTGAGATGATCGTAAATGACCAGATTCCTCCGCAGAAGGGATTGTTGTCCAAGTTTTCCGAAACGATGGAACGTCACTCGTGGATTACAAGTGCTGTTGCATCTGCGCTTGTATCGTGGTTGACACAACTTCCGCACTGATCTCGATGGTCAAGTTTAACAATGCTTTTCCATTGCTGGACTGAACCAACGAATAATCCTTCACGTTCTGGATAACCGTTCCGTCTATCTGGCAGCTAAAACGATTGTCCAAGTGCGACAGCTGAATCTCTTGCGCCCCGCGCTTCTCTTCCTTAGGAGCGTGGGGCCTTTTGCTGTTGCTCATCTTCTTCACCTCCTCGTATTATAAAAGAGTAGTATTTATAGACCGCTCTCCAGCGGTATGCTACACTGTATAGGATGCTGTGGATTGGTGAACACCTCCTACCGCAAAGACGGTTTGACAAAGGC